CAGACAGTATCATTCACATTCAAGGTTTCTAAAGGCGCAGTCGTAGAAACATTCAGTTAAAAAATAGAAACGGGAGCACAAAATGAAACTGCCAATTCTGATCGAGTTCAACTCAGGTGAAAAAGCAACTTATGTTGCACAACCTCCTGAGTGGGCTAAGTGGGAAAAAGCAACAGGCAACACAATCGGCAAGGCTCAAGATTCCATCGGGATTTGGGACTTAATGTTTTTAGCGTATAACGCTGCAAAGCGTGAAGCAGGTGGCAAGCCAGTTAAGGCATTTGAGGTTTGGATGGAAACGGTTGCTGAGGTAACTGTTTTGGATGCAGACCCAAAAGTTTCGAGCCAGGAAGCATCAACCGAGTCCTAATCCAGTTAGCACTGGCAACAGGAATCCCGATGAGTGAATGGCAAACCGCAGAGGAAATTCTGACCGCGTTGGAAATACTAAAGGAGCAAGGAAATGGCAAAGGCTGAAATAGCATTTGACAAGACCGAACTTCGTGGCGTTTTCAAGGCGCTTAAGAACATGGATGAAGCTGCAGTTGAGGAAGCAAGAAAACAGTCAGGCGCACTTTCAGAGTACGCACGCAAAGAGGTGATCGGCACTGCTAACGGTTTGCAATCTAAAGCCGTAGCAGGTCGCATCGCCGAAGGTGCAAGGGTTAAGAAGTCATCAAAGATTGGTGAGATTACCTACGGTTTTGCATCTCAAAAGTTTAGCGGTGGAGCAACAACCAAAACCATTTGGGGTGGCGCTGAGTTTGGTTCAAATAAGTTTAAGCAGTTCCCTGTTTGGTCAGGGCGTGAAGGTCGCGGTTCTAAGGGTTGGTTTATCTATCCAACGCTTCGCAGAATCCAACCTTACATTGTTAGTGAATGGACTGCGGCATTTAGTCGCATCCTGAAAGAGTGGGGATAATGGCAACAGGTACAAGAGCGTTAACCCTCAAACTCATTGCGGACATTGATGACTTTAATAAGAATCTCAACAAAGGTTCAACAGAGGTTGAAGGCTTCGGGGGCAAGATTGAGAAGTTTGGCAAAGCGGCGGCAGCGGCATTTGCAGCAGCGGCAGCGGCGGCAGCAGCATACGCAACTAAACTTGCCATTGATGGAGTTAAAGCAGCCATCGAGGATGAAGCAGCGCAGGTTCGCCTTGCAGCAGCACTCGAAAATGCAACAGGTGCAACTCGCGACCAAATCGCAGCAGTTGAGCAACAAATCACAAAGACTGCTCTTGCAACAGGTGTAGCAGATGACCAACTTCGTCCTGCATTACAACGCTTAGCGGTTTCTACAGGTGACACAACAAAGGCGCAAGAACTGCTTAACCTTGCACTCGATGTTGCGCAAGCGACCGGGAAACCTCTTGAAACAGTCGCAAACGCATTGGGTCGAGCCTATGATGGCAACACAACATCTCTCGGCAAATTAGGCATTGGCTTATCAGCAGCAGAACTCAAAACAATGAGTTTCACTGATGTTCAGGGCAGACTCTCAGACTTATTCGGTGGCGCTGCAGCTAAGAACGCAGAAACTTTTCAGGGTCGCATGGATCGACTCAAGGTTGCATTTGATGAAGCAAAAGAAACTATCGGTTACGCATTACTCCCAATCATCGAAAGACTTGTTAATTTTGTTGTTAATCAAGTAGTTCCAAACCTTCAAAAGTTCGCCAGTGCATTTGACCCAATCGTCAATGCAATCAACGAGAACAAAGATTCATTCCAAAAACTATTTAACTTCATTGGCGATTATGTCATTCCAATCTTGACCACACTTGCAGGTGGAGCACTTCGAGTTGTTGGAGAAATTTTTGGCAAGATTATCGGAATCATTGGAAACGCCATTGAAAAGATTGAGGACTTTGTGAACAAGGTTCGCGACATGGTTAACAAGGTAATCGAGTTGTATAACCGAATTCCACTTGCGCCAAACCTGAGCACTTTTGGTGGGGGCGGTGCGGTAGGTGGAGCACCTGGAGCAATCTCAGGTGGTGGCTCAAACGCTGCAATTCTTTCTGCCGTTACTGGACTTAGTAGCATTACCTCAGGCATTTCAGGTTTAGCAGGCGCAGCAGGTGGCAAAGCAGGAACATCAGCAAATAAAGCGGCTCTTGCCAAATTGCAGTCAGATGCAGAAATGCTTGGTGCATTAGTAGATCAACTCACAGGCGCTAATCAATACGCCTCAACATTCTCAAGCGATAGTGCTGCAGCTAGAGCAGAGCGCGCCTTCCAGGCTCAGCCAATCAACATCACCGTCAATGGTGCAATCGACTCAGAATCTACTGCACGCCAAATCGTTGAAATCTTAAATGACTCAGCAGCTCGAGGCACTGTTGGTGCAGGAAAACTTAACCTATTGCCATGACCGCCTGGAGTCCTGTTTGGCAGGTATCGATGAACGGTGGAACATTTACGGATGTTGCACTTTCAAACCTCACAATTTCCTCAGGTCGAACAGACATTTATTCTCAACCTATTGCGGGCTATTGTTCAGTTGAATTAGTCAACACAGATCAGTCAGCAGTCAACATTGAAATCAATGACCAAATAGCAATTCAGGTCAAGGACTCCACAAACACCTTTGTTCCTATCTTTGGCGGTTTCATTACCGACATCGACCAAACAGTCAAAACCTCAGGTTCAAACGCTATTGTTCAGACTTTCAAAGTTACTGCTCTCGGCGCTCTTTCTCGTTTGCCTAAGATTCTCACCGAAGGCGTTCTGACAAAGGATTTTGACGGTGACCAAATCTACTCAATTCTTTCAGGGCTTTTGTATAACTCCTGGAATGAAGTCCCTGCAGCTACGCAATGGACAACCTACAACGCCACTGAAACATGGGCTAATGCTCAGAACTCAGGACTGGGTGAAATTGACCAGCCTGGAGATTATGAACTGACTTCTCGTGCCTCAGACTTAACCGATGTCTATTCACTGGTTGCAGCTCTTGCAACATCAGGAGCAGGTTACATTTATGAGGATGCTCAAGGTCGAATTGGCTATGCAGACTCAACTCATCGCAGTCAGTATTTAGCAGCTAACGGATACCTGGAAGTTACTGGACATCATGCACTTTCTCGAGGCGTTTCAACATCACGCCGAATCGGTGACATCCGCAATGAGGTAACGATTACCTACAAAAACGGTGACCAACACACTGCTTCAGATTTAGACTCACAGGCACTTTATGGCAAACAGGCTCAAAACATTCAGACATCGATTGAGAACGGCGTAGATGCCACTGCTCAGGCAAACTTTTATCTTGCCCTTCGTGCCTATCCTCAAAGCCTGTTTAAGTCCATTACCTTTGAACTGACCAACCCTGAAATCGACAATTCTGACCGTGATGACTTACTCAATGTTTTCATGGGATTACCTCTTGACATTATAGACTTACCTGCAAACATGACTGGGGGCAGATTCCAGGGGTTTGTCGAGGGTTGGACTTTCAGCGCAGGATTCAACAAACTTTCAGTGACTCTGCTTTTATCGCCGATTGGATTTAGCCTCCAGGCGATGAAGTGGAGCAATGTCCCAATCACTGAGGCATGGAACACAATCTCAACAACTTTGGACTGGACTAACGCTACAATAGTAGCCTGACAATAGGAGCACGATGCCAACAACTACAAACTACGGGTGGACTACACCTGCGGACACTGATCTCGTCAAGGATGGCGCATCGGCAATCCGCACTCTTGGTTCGTCCATTGACACTTCAGTTAAAGCCTTAAATCCTGGAACTACATCAGGCGATTTAGATTACTACACATCCGCAACGGCTAAGGCTCGTTTAGCAAAAGGAACTGCTGGTCAAGTCCTTGCAATGAATTCAGGCGCAACTGCTCCTGAATGGATTACATCATCAAGCGGTGGAATGACTTTATTAAGCACAACAACTTTGAGCGGTGCAACAACAACAATTTCAAGTATTTCAGGAAGTTACAACTCTTTAGTTGGAATCGTTCGTTTATTTTTACCAGCAACAGATGGTGCAAATCTAAAAGTAAGGCTCAATGGAGTTTCAACGGCTAATTATGCAATGTTTAATTACAATACAGCAAACTCCAACATTCAAGGTTTTACAGACACCGAAATTCAACTTGCGGGAAGCACCGACAATGCAGTTACACAAGCCATTGGCAGATTTGAAATTCCAGATTATGCAAACACGACAACTTGGAAGTATTTGAATAACAATATGTTCACAAACGATAATACAACTAGCACTTCAGTTAAACAGTACAACAATTTTGGCATTATTAATCAAACAAATGCAATTACAAGTTTAGTTTTCCTTTCAGGAACTGGAAATCTTACTTCAGGCACAGTCCTACTTTATGGAGTTAAATAATGGCTAAAACATCATCTCGTCCTATGGTTCGTATTCACGACCTTGAAACAAATGAAGTAATTGACCGCGAAATGAATGATGCGGAATTTGCTCAATACGAAGCAGACCAAGCAACAAATCAAGCAGCAGCAGAAGCAAAGGCAAAAGCCGAAGCAGATAAGGCTGCTCTTTTGGCTCGTCTTGGCTTGACTGAGGATGAACTAAAAACAATTCTCGGATAATGAAGCCAAAACTATCTAAGTCAGCCATTCAATTTCGCGAGCAGCTAGATGACTCATTCCCCGATCGTGATCGTCGCTCGGACTCAGGGGCTTACTCTGATGCAAGGCATGCTGCTCGTAAGTCAGACCATAACGCGGATGTCAATGGTTGGGTACATGCCATCGACATATCTCGCGGTTTATCCAAAGGTAATGGACTTAAACAGGCTTTGAGGATAGGC